CAGATCCAAGATATCCAGCACCAGCATCTGTGATACGAACTGCGCTAATAGTACCTGCAGAACTAACAACTGCTTCTCCAGTAGCACGGATATTTGGTGAAAGTGATGCTGCAGCAACTGATATTGAAGGAACGGTGCTATATCCAACGCCACCGTCCGAAACACTAAATCTAACAACACCTCTCTTGTCAGTATTAATTCCACAAGTTGCTGCGGCACCTGCTCCGCCACCACCAGTAAATGTCATTGTTGGTGTAGAACCTGTATATCCAGTACCAGCATTTGTTATCAAAACTTTATCAACAGAGGTTATTCCACCTCTAGTTGTTGTGATTGCAACAGCAGATGCAGTAGTTCCTGTTGCCACTACAGTTCCATCTGGTCCTGTTGGAGCCGAGAATGTTACAGTAGGAGCACTTGTATATCCAGAACCATCATTGTTTAGGAACAACTGTCTAACATATCCAGTTCCAACGTGTGCAGTTACAGAAGCATTAGTTCCTGTAGAGAACAGTTGCAATTCAATAATATTGCCTATATCTTCAATTGTCTTATCTATTTCATCGATAGAAGTATCAATAACTTCATCCTCATATTCAAAGAGTTCGCACTGAATTTCGTAAACATAGTTTTTACCTAACTGATAGAAAGGATTTTCATGCTCTACAAACTTGACTTCAAATAATCTTTGTCCGAGAGGAAAATATACTAAATCTCCTTCTCTTGGTCTTGATGCAAGTTCAATCTCAAGATCATTTTCATCTTCTAAAAATGGTGAGATAAAGTCTTCAAATCTTTCTTTAGATATGGTAAGACTTACTTCATCTCTAACACTAACACCAAATTTTGTCATAATGTCGCCAGCACCACCATAACCATCAAAGTTATTAAGATATGCTTCTAATAAAAAATTATCATCAAATTTTGAAGATTGAATTTCTTCTAGAATGGTCTGTCTTCTGACCATTTTTCTTGGGATATATGTAATTTCTACCCCGTATATTTTTAGTTGCTCATTGATAAGGTCCTGAATAAGATTTTGTTCGGATCTAGAACCTTGCAGAAAGAAGGGATTTAAAGCCATTATCCAATACAATCGAGGGGTGGAATTTCAAAATCCATTGACATTCTTGACATCAATTCCGATATTTCTCGATCACCGTCATCATATATTTGTCTCCCATTTAATTCAATTCCTCCAGGGAGTTTAACTCCACCAAACTTAATTAAATTGGATCCCCACTGTCTCTTAATTAACGAAGTAAGATACTTTTTAATAAAACTATCGTTATATACTTGATTAAATGTTTCTGGATCTAAAGCACGATAACAATCAATGATAATAAAATCATCTACGTTTTGTGCTCCCCAGTCAATATCCAAATATAATCTATCCGATCTCTTATTAAATCTTATCTGTTTATCTGTAGTGAGAAGAAAATCAATATCCGAAAGATATCTTTTTGAACTGATACATATCATTCAAAAACAGTTGATATTTAATGCTAAACATTCCTCCCGAAATGCTGCTTGTATCAAATCTAAATATTTTTTCAACACCAACTACAGAGTCTGGAACTTGAATAAAATTTGAAGTTTCATAGAAATTTGACGTTGTAGTTCCATATCCACTAATTGATGTAGATGTGGCACTTGTAGTTACAATTCCAACTCCCGTAGTTCCTTTTGCCTGTCCTCTGTCCACATCTTCTTGAGTAACTTGATACTTAAGAAACATTCTTTCGACACCATCATAGTGCCTTTCTTGATAAAATTGCAGGGCATCATCAATCAGATCATCAACTTGATCATCATCTACGTTGATTTCTAGTACTGGAGCACCCAAACGTCTGAAACAATAATCAATCAGTCCTTGGCGTGTTGATGGTTTTGCCATTTAGAATTCCTCAGAATCTATAACCGTCTTGGTTGTGGTTTTTTTTCTTGTTTTGCCTTCTTGCTGTGCCTCTTCAAGTTTCTGATTTGCAACAATCAATTTTGCTTCCAAGGCGATAATCTGGGAAAGCATGTCCGCAGATTTTTGTTGATATACCATCAATAAAGCTCTATAATCAACTTCATTCATAATTGGATATAAAAAAAGGTGGGAACTCCCACCTGTATTTATAAGTTATCTAAAAGTTATCAAGTGAATGTTCCACCATCAACGGTGATATTTTCAAGATTTCTCGTAGTTCCTGTACAAGAGATGACCTGTGAAACACCTGCACAGTCGTTGACGTAGAGTTCTCTAATCTCAATTCCAGAGTAACCTGTGTTAGCAGTTGCACTCAAGACACTGTTAGTTTCTGATACGTCAGATCCAAATACAATTCTTCCAACACTATCATCCCAGTATACTGCTGCTTTCTTGGCAGAACCGGAATAATAGTGAAAGAGGATACCAACGTCAATGTTTGCATCACTACTAGGTGCAACCAGATTACCACTACTGTTAACAAGACCAACTTCAATCAGAGAGTCTTCAACCTTTAAGGTTTCAGTATTGACAATTGACTGCGAACCAAGAACTGTAAAGTTTCCAGTAACAGTCAGGTCCTCTGCACAGGAAACGGCACCGGTTGAATTAGTGAGCGTAAGAGCAGATGTACCATCTCTTGCTTTAATGTCAGTTACTTCAATTGTTGGAACATCAATCTTAGTTGTAACATTAACGGTGCTTGGAAGACCGATTGTAACAGTCTGGTTTGATGCTACAGTTTCAATTTCGTTTAGAGTACCTGCAATCGTCAGAGATTGTGAATCAAGATCAACAGCACCAGTTCCAGAATCACCAGCTAAGTCAAGATCTTGTGCAGTTACTTGATTGTCAACATATGCCTTAATTGACTGTTGAGTCGCCAGTGCGGTTGCACTGTTAGATCCCATATTATCTTCATCGACAATACTGGTAATACCAACTAGTGTGGCTGATGCAGAACCAACCTCAAGTTGATTAAATGTGGCGATTCCTGTTACATTGGCATTGCCAGTTACAACAAGACCGGTTCCACCAGTGTGGGTCAGAAGTGCACTATCTTCAAGAACACCACCGGTCCCTGCAAGAACGACACGACCAGAGGTCAGATCACTGACAGTTGCGGAAGAAAGAACTGACTCTGCGCCACTAACATTCAATCCTCCACGGAGAATTGCTGCATAATTGCTGTTTACTACGTTGGATTGAGTAACCACCGCGTTACCCATAAGACTATGGGCAGTACACTGATAGTGGAGAACTGCAGGAGTTTCATCACCGACTGTTATTTCAGTATAAGTATTCTGGAAACTTACACCTGTTTCATATAATGTTGTCTTATCTGCTTCAAGATAAAACTTGAGGGGATGACTTCCCGTATTATCATGCGTAAATCTATAAGTTACGCCAGGTACAAGAGTCAGGATTGGAGATTCGGATCCATCAATAAAGTATCCAGAACTAGAACCACTACCGTTATATCTGTGATTAGCAGTCTTAGAAGCAACAGTAACGGCATATGTAACTGTAGTATTAGCAGCTTCAGTGCTTACCAGACTTTCATATCCGTAAACAGAACCACCAGCATAAACATCTCTCCACTGCTTATCAAACTCGCCCAAATCAACAGACTTGTCTGCATTAGGGACAAGACTTGAGATGAACTCACCACCGACGTTAATGTCGTCAGTATCGGCATCGCCAAGATTAATTGTTCCACCTTGGAAGGTTACCGCACCAACAAAGGTTGAAATACCTGAAACAAAGAAATCACTAGTAATGGACGCTGCAGCGCCAACAGTCAGATTCTTGGCGATTCCCATACCGCCGTCTAACTGAACGGCACCACTATTTACATTGCCGAGAGTGTTATTTGTAGTATTGGTAAATGTAGTGAGACCAGAAAATTCAGAATCTGCCTCAACATCAAGTGAACCCTGAACAGTTGTAACACCAGTAAGAACTGAGTTTGCTGAACCAGCGCCCCAACTTAAATTGCCAGATCCGTCGTTTGTCAGAACGGTATTTGCGTTACCTTGACCTATAGGGAGTTTATATGTGACATTGGCAGCCATACTAGCTGCTGATTGGATAAGAGTGCTATGAGCACCGTTATCGGTAGCTTCGAAGAAACGTACCCCACTACCAGCAGTAGCAGTTTCAGTACTCCAGAATCTTCCACTACCTACAAATTTATTTCCAGCACTACTTCCAAGATATAAGTCATACTTATCAGTAGTAAATCCGGGTTCTCCTATAGCTAGTGAGGGTAACTCGGTAAGAGCACCCCTTTTAAACTTTAAAATTGGAGCAGCCATTTTTTATTCTTTTCCTTTAAAGGTATTTATCAAAACAAGAGGTTATTACTCAAGTATCAAAATTATCACTTAAAAAGAACCATAATCAATAGTATCATCATCAGTTGTATCTGCCAGATCCAGAATCTGAGATGCAGGTACATGTATATAGTCACTGCCATCATACATTAAAAATGTATTAGTTGCGAGACCAGTGTCAACAACATCACTTGCAATAGCTAAAAGTGTGCCTGCTGCTGATGCAGCAGAATTTGATGCAACAACTTTAGTTGCATTGGTTTGACCAACTCTAACAACAATAGAATTATTTCTTGATCTGACCTTGATGTTTGCCATTACTGAGTAACTCCTTTGGTGACCATTACAGATCCTTCTAGAACCCTACTCATAATACTTCCTGCGTCTGTCAAGACTACATCATACATATACCTACCTTCTTTCAAACTAGAAGTTGTGGTTGTTGATAACCCTAACTGAATTTGACCATTAGAAGCACTGTAAATTGATGCAGTAAAAGTTGTTACTCCCGATGAAGTGGGATGCTTTCTCATCTGTGCTTTTACACCAAAACTACTCAAATTGAGAGCAGCATTGGTTTGACCATCCTCTAAAGTAAAAATTTGGGAAAAGTCTGTTCCAGTGTTGACTATAATATTAGAAGTATATACTGCCATTTTCTAATAATATTTTTAACTATTTAGACAGACCTAGTTGCGCAACAACCTCTTGCTGCTTTAGATAGAGTTTTAGATATGCCTTTGCAACATTACGAAGTTCATCACGATCATCACAATCTTCTAACTCTTTTGCCATTTTTGCATATTCAAAACTTTTAGATAGATTTGTCAATTCTATGCTATCAGGATCCATTTTTTAAAACCTCCTTAAGAAGTAATTTAAGTTCCTCAATTTCTTGTTTGATATCAGTGATTTCTTTTTTATCAAATTTCCTTCTCTCTCTCAGTTTAACATACTGATTATATTGCTCTGTATCGGTATTGACAATAGCGCCAGAATTGTCCCGATACAGATTTTTTTGCCCTTCAACTCTAATCATAATTAAGCAAGAGCAATTGCTCTAAAGTCCTTGAACTG